AAACATCGAACTCAGTCATTTCGGAGATGGTCATAATCTTTTCGATGATTTCGCCGTTTGGCTTCTCGTAGCAGTATGTTGGCATCACTCACTCGGTCTCATTATTGAGGCGGCTTCACTCTCTTGCACGCCTTTACCTGACAACAACAAGCGGCTCATCATTTGATCTTGCCCTTGCTGCGTAGCACCGGGCTTGTTGATTCTGACTGATTCAGTGCGCTTGTTTACGTTCTTGTTTGCGGCTTGGTCTTTTTCACTTTGCACCGGCTGACCTTGCTTGGAGTCTACAACCAACTGTCCAATATCTGGCATTTGTGTGAACTCTCCGAGCATGCCAACCAAGGTGCGGACATCAATAGCCAAGCCTTGCTGTTGCATCATCGGCATAAGCGGGTTGATAAATTGACCCATGATTTGCGTCAGTGCTTGTAACTTCATGCCGGGGGTAGATTGCTGCAAAGTGTGCGGCTGTACCTCGATGACATAGTTGACGAAATCCCCCTCACGCCGGGACTTATCGAACACAAACGGCACTTTGATGCGGCCAGACTGGCCGACTGATTTTTCAAGTTCCAACTGCACCAAGTCATCTTGGAACAGGTAGTGCGCAATGGCAGTGGAAACCTCTTTGACAAAGTCAACCACTTGTGATTGCATGTCAGACACACGGTTTGAAGCCGATTGAGCAATAATTTTGTCCTGCCCAACCGTGTCGGACTGTGCGCCAAGCCCACCAAGAGTGTCTAGGTTGCCGCCAAAGTATGTAAACAGGTTCTTGGTCTGGAGCAAAAAGCCCAAAGTGTTCTGGTCAATGCCGCCAAACTTGTAACTTTTGAGGGCATCTGGGTCATCCATGCGGATGAGTTCGCCATCAGCGGCGTTTTGCAAGGCTTTTGCATCACCCTCGGCAGACCCACGGAAGCCCACAATGTCTTTTTGCCGCTCTGCCTGCCGTCCAAGTTTGCGGAACAAGGTGTTGCCAAGTTCGTGCAAATCAATCAGTGTTGCGACTGGGGGCAGAGGCATGGTGTTGCCGGGGACATCTGAGAACGTAAGAAAGTGGTATGGCCCTTCAACTGGACCTTTGTAATCCACCTCTCGTATTAGTTTGTGCGGCGCGCCTGTGTCGTCAGCAGCAAACGTGACTATTTTCTTTTCTTGCGGCAGCCACAGTTCCCAGAGTTCTGCGTATTCATACGCTTCGTCTTTGTCGTAAGCCGCTTCATTGCCGAGGCTAAACGTTTTCGGGTCGCCTGTTTCATTTGATCTCGATCTCCTTACTGCTTGCAACTCGTCAGTGTCTTTGTACAAATCTGATTCTTTGACGCTTTGCAGCGGCAAACGATATCGGTTACCCATGAACGCGCACTCGTCCATGCGTTGGGAGTTCATGTCGTGTACCCAGTCGTCTAACGGCACAGTCTCGGCAAACGGTTGTCCTGCACGCTGCAAAAAACCACGCATTGGTTTTGCAGACTCAGCAATACCAACCTTAATGATGCCCATGCTGAACAAGGCATCAATGGTTGCGGTTCGCAGGGTTGTCTCAAAGTCCATCTCCTGCAACAAATGGTTCACCGCGTACTCAAACTCTTTTGCAAAGATTCTCAACTCTCTTTGCTTTGTGCCGATATTGACAACAGGTCTGCGGGACGCAAGTTGACGCGAGTAGATATTGATTGCCAACTCGATGAAGTTGACTGGCACACGGTCTGGTGCGCCCTGATCCGAGTAGTTGCGGCCAACGTACTCACGAACGGCGGCAAGTCTTCGTACACGGTATGGCTCAAGCCGCCTGCGGCTGTGGTTGACTGCGCTAATAAGGCGAGACACCTTGATGTTGCCGATATTTACCATTGCCTAGCCTTCTTCCTGCTGTTCTTTCTATTTTTCCGCCGGTAGTCCAAAGTGCCATACACGGATCTTTTGTCCTCTTTTATCATCGGAGCGGGGGCTGTTTCGATCAATTTTGCCGCCAGACTGTCTGCGATGACCCGGTCTCCATGGTTGTCTTTTGCACCAGACGGATCTGTCGAATGCCGTGACCTGCTGTGGGCTACGCCGCCAGCCTGAGTAAAGACGTATTCTAAACACTCTTTGAGTGCTTCACGACTCCGGTTGATGAACTTTCCGTTGGACAAAAGCCTGCGATAGTTGCCGAGCAAAGCAATCTTTTCTTCTTTGGTGCTGTACCAGCCGGGTATGTCGCTGGTCTTGGCAGAAACAGACTTGTCGTTGCGTCGGTAGTAGATATGCCCATACCCAACCTCCATGACGACATCGCCAAAGATCCGCCCGGGGCCGTTTGCCTCCCAGATTAGGTATGCCCCTGTCTCGGACTTGCCTCGGAACATCCGACATAACGCCACGACAGCCCGAGCAAACTGGTCCGGGCGCATGTTTGCGGTGCAAAACTCTGCGACTTTTTCTCCGTCTTTGCGCCTGACCACCGTAGCGACAGAGTTGCTGCTCCCTGTACCCGCCGCGATGTCCGCACCCACCACATAGTCACAGTCCATTGGTGGATTGTTGCGCTCATCCAGTTCGACCCAGAGTTGTATGGGGGCTTTTGGGTGAGTGGACACGCTGAGTAGTCTGCCACCATGGTCATGTTCCACTGAAATACATCGCAATGGGTTTTTGATGTTTGCATTGGCTTTGTCCAACACCTCTTGAGGGAAAAATAAATACTCAGACCCAGCAAAGTCTAGGTCAAGTTCCTGCGCAACCTCTACCGGGTGCGTCCGTCTCTTGATCTCGTTTTGATACCACGGTGAAGTAGGCTTGCCATCTGGGCCATATGCCAAATCTGCATTCTTTCGGGGATCTTGAGTCCAGTGAAACTTGATCGTTTTTGTCCGGCCTGAATGCACAATGTCATAGAAGACGTTGCCGGACCCCTTCGGGGTGCTAATGAACCATCGGCTGTTAGTTGCATCAGCGGTCGCAGCGAGAACCTGACCACCATTTTCCACTGACGCAAACTCATCAAGCGCGATACAGGTCTTACGGTCACCCCGTGCCACATCACCCGTGGTAGATTCGCCAGTGATGGCACTTCCGTTGTCGTCATTGGTCAACCTCAGTTTGGTTCTGGTGTAGTTCGGTGCAAGCCAGCCGGGCAAGTGTTCCAAGAAGAAGTCAATCTTGGAAAACAAACTCGCGCTGTTACCGGGTGAATCTACCAAACCTTCTTTACGGCTGACAAGCAAAAGCGACTTGTCTGGCTTGAAGTGCCAGTACCAAGCAAACACAGTTGTGGTTAGCCAAGACGCACCCATGTCCCGAGATTTCACCATGGCTAAGTCGTGACCCGTTTCGATTGACTCAATCATTGCGTCAATCGCCTCTTCCTGAAACGGGTATAAAATGAAAGGGCGTGCGGCTGGGTCTAGCCGAGGGTCGAGGGTGTAGCCAAAGGCGTTGATGTAGAAAAAGATGTCGCGGTTGCACATCTTCCAAAGTTCTGACTGGGTTTCTGGACTGCCAGCAGCAGCCTGCAACAAATCACGCCGGAAGTTCAGGTTCTTCTGGAGCGTCGTCGGGACAAGATGGCTGTACGGGTGGTTCGAGATACTCAATCGCCCTCTTCAAGTTTTCTGCGGAGTCTCCCAGAAACCCCAAGCCTCTGTTGGTAGAGCCGTTCAGCAAGCCACGAATCTGCCCAGTGCGATGACAGTGGTCCACATGACAGGTCTTTGCGTCTAGGTTCTGGAGTGTCACTGGGTCTTTCCCCCCCTGCTGGTCCCACAGATCCCACCACATCTCCTTCGTCATCCCGAACTTTCTCTTGATCTTGTCCCATCTCTGGCATTCCTTGCAGATTTTGTTGGGGTACGTCTTTCCATTTTTCTTGACCGACCAAGGAAATTCACTGCTCGGCAGAACTTTCAGGCACACCCGACATTTGCACTGGTGTTTCTTCTGGCTCAAGCGATGCCTCCAGACGGGCGAGGATTTCAAGTTCCTCTTTGCCATCATCGGAAAAGCGCGCTTCAGCATCGAGTTGCTGGCGAGTGGGCATCAATTTCGACCAGATTTGAGAATAAAAAGTTGCAGAGTTAGAAGGCGAAGTTTGGACCCACTTGAGAAGACCAACTGCACCTTTGCTCGGCACACTACCTCTAGGTATCGAACCCACGGGGACGGCGGCATACTCAAAGACGAAAGCCGCAGCCTCTCTCTCTGAGCAACTGCCCGCCGGGGCAGAGAGGGAAAGTTCAGCGTACGGACACGGAGCCGCCTTTTTAGGAAGTTCGGGTCTCTTACCGGGTTGTAAAGAGAGGGCTTCTTCATACGCCTTGGCTGCTGCTTCTTTAGGCTCTAAGCCCTCCTCTTTCAATTTGTCCCTGCGTTGTAGGTATTTGTCCCAGACTCCCAGTTCTGTCAACTGAGCCTTGATGTCTGCTTTGTTCACTTCTTGCCCTTTTTACGATTAGCGTCACGGGTTACAACGCGCAAATTATTTGCGCCGTTACCGCCACCCTTGGACAGTGGAGTCTTGTGATCCACTTCCCGAGGGTCGCCAACCTTCAGTTTTTTCTTGCGACGAGCCAAGACCCTCAGAGACCGCGCCTTTCTTGCGCTTGTGCTGCTGTGGAACTTCTTGTACTCACGTTTGTAGTCACGCACGTTTGCTTGCCTGCTTTACACCCTTTTTCCAACTGATCCGGGCTGGCCCAGTCTTCTTCTTTTTCGCAGCGTTGCATTGTGCCATGGTGGGGCGACAGGCAGGGTAGGGTCGCTTCGACCCACCCTTTGCTGATTTACGCCCACAGGGTTTGCCGGTCTTGCAATCGACCCAGCCTTTACCCTTGTTCTGGGCAAACCATTGGCGGAGTCCACCGCCTGTGTTTGCCATCCGTGCCATTACTTGCCTCTACGCTTGTTTTTCTTTGCACCAGCAATCACATCAGCACGGGTAATCTTGTCCCGTGGCTCTGCCAAAGCAGCCAGTCCCATCTTCATGCGACCACGCATGCCCTTCTTCTTCTTCATGCCTTCCATGCCGGTGATGTCTTTACCGCCCATTCCGTGTTTCATTTCTTCTTCCCAGCCTTCATTCGCCTCAACGCGGCTGCTGCTTCAAGATCACCACGACGCGCTTTTGACTTCTCTTCTGCCATCAAGGCTTTGCGATCTCGTTGGTCCATCTTCTTTTTGTAGATTTTGTTCCTGCTTTTTTCGCTCCTGCCTTTTGTGCCGGGACTCATCACCCCGTACTCCGCTGAGAGAACCTGATCTCTTTTGTCGCTCTTGCGGTTTTTTGAAAGTGCAGACATTGCTTTTTTCAATCTATCTTTCATTATTTTCCCTTCTTCCAACCGCCACCTTTGGACTTGTACCATTTTGCAGCCCAGCCGTTGGCGTATGCGGAGGGGTATACCTTGAACTTAGATTTTGCCAGCGACTTCGCTCGGCTCCATAACGATGGGTTTGTGGGTTTGTTTGCCATATCACTTCTTGGGCTTGTGCCCGTAACCCTTCTTCATAAGTCGCAAGTGCTGCTCTCGGGTACTTACCTTCACAACCTTGCCGTCCTTATACATCATGTGGGTTTTCATGGCCTTAGCCATACGCTTCTTCATGTGTTTCATTAGCACTTCCAACGCCGTCTAGCGGCACAGATCCTCTTCTTCGGAGTCTTGGAGCAGTCAATGTTGTGCATCTTCATCTGGCCTGCTGACCGTGAGCAGTAGGATTTCTTTCGTTTGCCGCCACCGGGCTGCGGAGCCTTGAGGTTACTGCCAGTTGCACGGTTGTATTTGGCCCTGCCTTTGGCAGTCAAACCAGCACCCTGAGATGCAGGCTTCTTCTCTCCACGCTTGATC